ATTCTTAATTTCAAAGACAAGACATACAAAGCTCGTATGTCATTAGATACCATCATGAGAATAGAAGAAGCATTAGGCACATCTATTCTTAAAGTAGGTAATAAACTAACTACAGCAGATATTACTTTATTAGATATCATAACTATCTTAACTCTTGCTATCAGAGCAGGTGGAAATGATATTAATGAATCTGATATTAAAAAACATGTATCTGAGATTGGTTTAGTTGAATCAATGAAATTAACAGGTGAACTACTGACATTAGCACTTAATGTAGACCCTGATAATACAGAAAAAAAAAGCAATCCTTAAATGATGATTACGAGCTACCTGTAGAAAGGTGGCTTGAAATATGTGTTGGTATGATGCATCTATCACCACAGCAAGTGTGGGATATGTCTATTAAGGAAATCACTCTAGCTATAAAAGGATTTACAGAATACAATACAGGTAAGAAATCAGAGCCTATGGACAAATCTGATTTGGAACGATTAAAGGAAATGTACCCTGACAACTAGACATGGAATTAGATAAGTTATTAGTTAAAATTGAAGCAGATTTATCAGACTTAAAACGAGGTCTTGATAAAGCAAACAACGAAGTCAAAAAATCATCTAGCAAGATGTCAAACGAATTCAAGAAGTTTGGCACAACTCTTAGCAACATAGGTGGAAAAGTAATCACATTCGGTGGTTTATTTGCTACAGCATTTGGTGCATATCAAATCAAACAAGTAGTTGATGTCGGAAGACAAATCGAAGACTTACAAGTAAGACTAAAAGCATTATTCGGTACAGCAGAAGAAGGCTCTAGAGCATTTGACCAAATGGTCAAGTTTGCTAGTAAAGTACCATTCACATTAGCAGAAATACAAGGTGCATCAGGTAATCTTGCAGTAGTAGCAGAAGATGCAGAAGAACTTGCAGAGTTATTAGAGATAACAGGTAATGTTGCAGGTGCTACAGGTTTATCATTCCAACAAACTGCTGAACAAATTCAAAGGTCGTTCTCAGGTGGTATAGCATCTGCTGATGTATTCAGAGAAAGAGGTGTCAGGTCAATGCTTGGATTCCAAGTGGGTGCTGAAGTCTCAATCAATGAAACTGTAAAAAGATTTAAAGAAGTATTTGGTAAAGGTGGAGAGTTTGGAAATGTAACAGATGATTTAGCAAACACTTTAACAGGTACTTTATCTATGCTTGAAGATAAACTATTTCAATTCAGAAAAGCAATTGCAGATGAATTTATGGTTGAGCTAAAGGCTCAGTTTGGTGATTTAAATAATGCACTTGCAAACAGTCAAGATGAAATAGTTAAGTTTGGCTCTGAGGTTGGTAAATCATTAGCTAACCTTACAAGCATCATTGTAGAAAACTTTGAAACAATAAAAACCACAGTAGAAGCATTAGGAATATTCTTAGCAACAACTGTAGTAGCAAAAGTTATTACAGCATTTGCAAAAGCAAACGTGGTAGTAAGAGGTTTAACTGTATCTTTAATAGCACTTCAAGCAGGTTTTGATAGAGTAGAAAAAACAGAAAAGAAAGTAGTAAGAGTACAAAAAGATGAAATTGCAAACTTAAATGGAATCTTGAAGCTCATAGATATTTATGGTGATAAAGTTCTTAATTTAAATGATGCTAAACAAAAAACTGCCGAAATAACAAAAAATGTCATCATAACAGAAGGTGAACTAAAAGAAATAGTTCAAGAAGTAAATAAAACATTTGAAGATGCAGGACAATCTATTTCCGATGCTTTCGGTGATTCAATAGCTAAAGGTCAGGATTTTGGTGATGCTATGAAGAATATATTCCAAGATGTAACATCACAGATTATTTCAACAATAGCACAAATATTAATTATAAAACCTTTGATAGATAGTTTAACTGCATCATTAACTGAATATCAGGAAAAACAAAAAGGTGGCATAGGTGCATCTTTAGGTGGTGGTTTAGGTGGTTTAGTAAGTTCAGTTGGCTCATTCTTAGGATTTGCAAATGGTGGTTATACTCCACCAAACAAACCTTACATGGTAGGTGAAAGAGGTGCTGAGTTATTTGTACCTAAAACAGCAGGAAACATAATTCCTAATAACGAATTAGGTGGTAGTGGAGTTGTAGTTAATCAATCAATATCATTTAGCACAGGTGTTGTACCAACAGTAAGAGCAGAAGTCTTAAATCTTCTACCAACAATCAAACAAGAAACAATAAATGCAGTAGCAGAACAAAGAAGTCGTGGTGGTGCATTTGCTAGAACATTCGGAGCATAGTTATGGCAGAGCCAAGTTATCCTTTAACATTACCAACATCTCCATCTAACTTTGTTACAAGTGAATGGAGAATTATTAGAACAGTTGCTTATACTGAATCACCATTTACCTATGGTCAGCAAGTAGCAAAATATCAAGGCTCAGTTTGGCAGACAACAGTTACATTACCACCAATGAACAGGGCAGATGCAGGAGCATGGCAGTCATTCTTTATGCAACTCAATGGCAGATTTGGAACATTCTTACTTGGAGACCCTGATGCTAAAACCATACAAGGTGGAGCAACTACAGTTATATCAGTTAATGGAGACCATTCAGTTGGAGCATACGATGTTGTAGTAGATGGTGCTGATGTATCTACAGTGATATTTAAGAAAGGTGATTATGTACAATTTGGCTCAGGTGCATCATCTAAACTTCATATGATAGTAGCTGATATCACATCAGATGGTTCAGGTAATGCTACATTACAAATCGAGCCATCACTTAAAACAGCACTTACAGATGATGATGTTGTAACTTATTCTAATACCAAAGCAGTCATGAGAATGGATTCTAATGAATTAGGATGGAATGCTAACAATGTATCACTCTATGGAATCACATTTTCCTGCACAGAATCCCTATAATCGATTTTATGGGCTTTAAATTTTGGGTGGTACCAAAGTACCCTAGACATTAAAAAGGAGCTAAAATAGGGTATTCTAGCTCCTCATATTCGGAGAAATATAACTAATTATAGCACAATATCCCAAAATATAGCTATTATTGAGATAAATACCACACATTTGATGGTATCTTGATGTTGCTCATATATTTCTAGTATTTTATCTTTCATTGTTATTCTCCTGTTGAACTATGTAATGTACATTATCACCTCTATGGTAATTTAATATAGTACATATATCATTTGCTTCTTCTTCGGTGTCATGTTTACCACCGAAAAATCCTCTGTATTTAGATGCTACTGCACCTGTTGATTTATTGGTTATTTCAATTATTTGATAGCTCATTTTTATCTCCTAGTAGTTAAAATACAATACTGCACTGATTGGTACTAAAATACCTCTTGAAGTATTCTCATCACCACCTTCAGCAATCTTTCCTGCTTGATAATATTTTCTAGCAATCTTTTTCATGTTCTCAATCGGAACAGATAAAGTGAAACACAATTTTTCTTTTTTATAAAAAGATACAACCCAATGGTCAGATTTTGTAGTTGTTATGCCACTGTCTTTATTTCTAGATTTAAATTCAACAAACATGTTTCCTGTTTCTTTCCATTTATCTTGTTCTGCTTTGACTTCATGTTTACCATCATATAAATCTTTTAATATTTTACTGTATTCTTCTTCAGCTAACACACCTGTCTCTAGGTCATATCTAAAATCAGAATTATGTTTCATTTTCAGTCACTTCTATTAATTTATTAATGTACCATTGAGCCTTTTTTAAATCCTCTAATCCATTCTTATATCTGTGTCTACAAATATACTTCAGGACATTGGATTCAAGATAAGGCATCTTTTGGTCTAGGATAAAATCGATTACTTCAATCTTACCTTGTGTGTAATGTTTAGGATGATTTACATTGTCAGTCATTTTATTCTCCTTAGATGTAACAGATGGGAATGTCACAACCCACCTGTTCTATAACATCTCATGTTACTTCTCAGCAACCCATTGCTAAGAATTCAGTTTCCCTAAATGCTCTTTGTAAAAGTTTAGAGTTGCAATATCAGACTTATGGTCTTCGTGGGTTATTTTAGAATCACCTGATTTATATTCTTTGATTCTATCTTGTAAGTAATTAATTACTTTCACATTGTCTATCATGTTTATTTCTCCTTGTTTTTGATTTTGTGTGGGAATCAATTCTATCACAAATCAATTCCCACGATTTATTTTTTTATAAGTTTTTATATGCAATCACAAGTTCATTAGCACTTGTTGGATTCATTCCTGACTTAATCAATTTAGATACAATCAGAGAACGTGCTCTTTGTTTCATCTTGCTTTTGCTAAAGCTTGTTTTTGTTTTCATATTTGTTCCCTTTCTACTCTTGATGGTTTGAATAATGAGTTAGTAACTTCTATTGCATACTTTACAATTCCATTTTTCTGACCACCATAATATTGCACATAAGTATTCCCATAATAAGATTCTCTTTCAAAAGAATCTCTTTTACCTATAGATTTATATTCAACTATAGATGATTGGTCATAACATGTTTTATTATGTATGAACATGGCATGACCACGATAAGAAATGATGTAACTTTTGTCTCTTGCAGTATGCTCATCTATAAACTTTTTAAGAGACATTTTGCTACCTTCATATTCATTGATAATATATCTAACTTTCCTTTTATATTTATTTGTTAAAAAAGTAGCATAATTTTCTGTTCTTGTACGACCTCTCCATTCCTTGCTCATACGAAAATATTTTCTGTAAGCATTGAACACAGTTTGCACAGGTTTATTAACTGCTAAAGACATTGCAAATATTCCACACAAACCTTGCTCGGATATTGGTCTCCCATTTGCTTCTTCTTTATTTTTGTATCTATATATTGTCATATTTTTCTCCTATTTAGTTTTGGGTAGTTTAGGTGATACCCACACCATTCGTTTATTATAAACCTCGTGTACCCATACATTCAGGTTTACATGCTGACCAATTTAAACTGCTTGGTTTACGACCAACACTTCTAAATCTTCTTGCTTTCTCAACTGTGTTTTGAATAGCAACATCTCTTTCTGCATCATCAAGAAATGCTGTAGACCACCATATGTGTCTTGCACCTCTTGTGCCTTTTAAGAATAATATTGCATTTGCTCTTGGGCATGTTTTGTCTGTGTAAGCAATCATACCTATAGATTCAAGTTCTTCATTTTCTATTTTCTCAAAGTTAGGATGCTCACCTGCTTTGATTGTTAGTTTATCTTCTTTGTCGTAGTAGTTTTCGTTTGTCATAATTTTCTCCTTTTCTATATAAGTCTTAATTAACTTATACGTTAAGTATACAATACTGAAAGTATAATACAATACCCAAAAAGCACTTTTTTTCAGTTTTTTTTACTTTTTTTCCTCATCAGGAGCTATTTTTATGCCATTTATCTTATTTATTGTGTCAATCAGGCTATTTATAGCCTTGATATACTGACAACTGAGTTCTAATGTTTCCTGATTCCATTCCTTTTGATGTAGCAGGTCATTCCATAGTTTTTGATTATAGTTGAGGTCTTTGACCAATTTATCTTTAGTTTCAGTCATCCTACCCAAGACTTCTTGAGCAGATATTGTCCATTTTTGTATTTCATCTTTCATCATTTTTTGTGTCATTGTTATTCTCCTTTAGTGAATCTAATATCTTTTTAATATCAGCTAGTACTTCTTTTTTTCCCTCTACAACACCAATCATTACATCTTCTTGTCCAGCAGTATCATTTCTATATACATAATCTTTATGTACTCGATATAAAACTTCTAATTCATTGATAGCATCAATCATATCTTTTTCGTTTATTTCGTTTTTAGTTATCATATTTTTATCTCCACGATTCTCCATTGACCCATACCACTAATGCTTTACGAACACCTTTTGTTACTTTTTTAACTCGATGATTAATAAAGCTTGTGAATGCAATCAATGATTCTTCTTTTGCATTTATTACATAGGTTTCACCACCATGAAAAAATTCTAAATCACCACCTTCAAAGTCATCATTTAAAACATAAGACATGCTTATCTTTCTTAATGAACTTAATCCATCTGATACATCAGAATGCCAATCATAGTAATCACCAACTTTATATTCTAGATATTGAATATCTTGTATACAGGATAATCTGTAATTAAAAGTTTCATTCAAATCTAAAATAATATAATTAAGTTGTGTACCGATGTAAGATTCTATTGGTAATCTCCAAGCATCAACTTGTCTGATGCCTTTAGCACCTGATTTTATTTTTGCTTGTATCGGTTTTTTCTTTTCTTCTATTTCTTCTAAAAAGTTTAAACGAGTATCTGAATCAATTGATTTATGAATCAAACCATAAATAGGATTTGTATTTAAATCAGGCTGACAGAATTCTCTAAAGAACTGATTAGGCATAGGAGAATAGCTACTCACTTGCACTTTCCCTAAGTGTTAATGTTCCTTTTTTACTTCTTGATAAAGTTATTCCATTACCAAATGCTTTCCTGCAATCATCAGGAACTAAAGATTTTATATCAGTTACAATTTGTTTTTGTAAAGCTACATAAGGTTTAACTTCTTTTAATGAATCAATTAGGATATTCATTTCTTTGTTATCTTTCATATCTAAAGTTCTCATACCATCTAGTTTGATTTCTTTAGGTTGTTCTATCGGTGCAAATCCTACAGGCTCTCTATCATCTTCAACACATTTCCAAAACACTTTTTCAGCATTGTAAAGTTTCTTTTGAAACTCAGGGTCAGATTCTATTGATGCCCATTCATGATTTCTATTACCAAAAAATACTGTTAGATATGTTTCATTAGCACCTGAGTGCATCATGTAATGTTGCATCTGACAGTAGTAATATTGAGCTACATTCTCTAGATTATTATTTTCGTAAGTATGT